ATAGCTAAATCACTATCAGTCTTAACATAGATATTAAAGCCTGTGTCTGAATCTAATCCTTTACTTGGATTATGGAATACTCTTGCACCTACTTTATATTCAGAATCAAAATTAAATGTTGGTGCTGTAATATCTTGATGTCTTCTTTGATTTTCTTCAATTAATTTAGCATTTACTTCAATGACACGATATGTTCTTTCACTACCATCGTAATGATATTCTTGATACATCTTAACTGCATCATCAATACAATCTTCAAGCTGCACATCAGATACTTCTACATTAACGACTGGTGCTCCACACCTTCGTAGCATATAATCTGCAAGTGTCTGTTTACTCTTTGGTAGTGCCATTTATTTCACCGTTTGATTCGTACATGTCCATTTGGTCATCTTCAGTATTTATTTGATCATTATCGATCTCGTCCATAATCTCACGGTCAATTCTAGCAATATCATCTTCTGATTGAGCTAGAATAACTTTTCGCACGTATTCAATTGAGAAATATTTACCTACATATTCTGTAGCATCTCGTAACAGATTCATTCTGTCTGTTAATAGTTCTACATCTTTTAACTCTTTGAAGTGTGTATCCTCAATAAAGTCATAAGTAATATGAGTTCTCATATCATCAAATTCTTGAGCAGTACAAACACCAGCTAATGATAATTGTACTCTAAGAATTTCATTGAATAATTCACCAAACTGTTTCTTTAGTCTGGCTACAAACTTACCAAATTTAAGTTCATCTCTTGAAATATCAGATGCTCTACCGATTTGGAAAGCAGCATCAGCACCATTAATTCTTGTTAATGGTACATTCAATGCTTCATATAATTTGTTTTTAAAGTATTGTACATCTTCAAGATCACCAAGGTTTTGACCACCTGGAAGTGTAGTAATTTCAGTTGCTTTACCATCTCTTCTTGGTAGCCAGAAATCTTCTAAGATTGACATGAATTTACGTGAGTCTCTAATATGACCAGTCACTGGGTCATAATCAATCTTATTTCTAAATCTATTCTGCATATCTCTAAGATATTGTTCTGCTTTTATTTTAGGCAGATTACCAACATCTACATAGAATATTCTTCTTTCAGGTGCTCTTGCAATTCTGTATACAATAAGACTATCTTCCATTGAACGAAGGTTATTAAAAGCTTTAATGGCTTTATCTAAATAACCTATAATCATTCCTTTGTTTCTATCTACCATTCCAGATGGACAGAATACTATAGAGTCTTTTGATAATTTAACTGCAGCACCTTGATCCATATCAGGAGTAAATTCAAAGTGTTCATCTACATCTTCAAGGAATGGTAATCCAGTTTTAACATTTTTTGTGTAAATAGGTTTAATTACTCTTTTCATTTTAAGAGCATCTACTGGTCTGAGTTCTTTTATTCCTTCTTTCGGTTTAGCAGAATCAATTATAATCTGATAATATAATCTACCATCTACATACCAGTTTCTAAATATATTGTATGAGCTTTTTTGAAATTTAAGAAGTTCTAGAGTTTTTACAAAATGTGTTCTGATAGATTCTTTTATTCTATCATCCATATTAAGGTTATCTAATCTAATAGATACTGGAGCACGATCATGCTCTACAACGAATGCTTCATTTACTATATCATCAATAGCAGCATCTGCTTCTGGATAAAAACTAATCTCTCTATAAGTGGATATAAGTGCATGTTCTGTACGAGCTTTATCATCTTGCTCGTAAGTATAACCTATTCTACCGCCAACTGGCAGTTCAGTACCGTCATCTAACGGCTGTGGTACGGGACTAGGTATTTTTGGTGATTTTTCTGGTGATACTAATTCAAAGCCAAATAAATCTTCTTTTCTCTCAGCCATGCTGCTCCTAACACTTTGTTTTCATATTATAATGGGTATTAGTATTATACCAATACCAACGCAATTTTATTAACCGACGTTGTCGGTAGTGTTCGAAGTCCAGAATTGATATCTGATAGTTGCTGTGAACTCTGATATTGTATCAGCGGTGTCAAAGCTTACATCAATTGGGTCGATAGTTGTTGGGAAACAACCTCTCAATACTATTGACTTACTAACTTTTCCATCTTTGCCGATTTGTTCCACTGTCCAATCTTGCACAAAAGAACTAAAATCAGTAGCATCAATTCCGCCTGCAGAAGTATTACCGACATGCGTGTTTATATTATTACTCCAAGATTCCATTGCATTCCTGATAGCAAAGTTATTGTCATTTATAACTGTTATTGTCCAAGGTTGAAATTTTCTATCACCTGGTAAATATAGTTCTCTACCTCTGTAAGGAACCATAATCTCAGTTAATTCAGAACCAGGTAATTGTGCAGTTTTGATCATGAATGATCCTAATTGTACTAAACCTAAACCAGTTGAATCAGTGTTTGTGACACCTGCTGGAAATTGTGGTAGTACTCTGAATTGGTTGGCTCTTGCTCCACCACCAATTAAAGCTGCTTTGAAATCATCTATTCTTGCCATATTCTTATGCTCCTGCTACTTCTTCAAAAGATACTCCGCTTCGAACCGCTATGAAGTTAAGAGTAATGAAGTTTATTGACCTGTTTGGTTTGACATAAACATCTGCTACAAATCTGTTTCCATCTATGACAGCAGGTGTGTTATTTGAAGCATCACATACAACTTTAAAGTCTGTCATACCTCTTCGTGATTTTACATCTGCAAGGAATGGCTCTACTGCAGCAACAAAGTTTGCTCTTGTAAAGTCATCATTGAATTCAAATAGTTGGAATTTGGCAGCAGTTGCAATTGCTTTTTCTAAGACTATAAATAATCTTCGTACATTAATTCTATCAAATGCAGAAGGTTTTGATAATGCAGTCTTATCACCAAATAATAATGTTCCTTGACCTTTGAAAGTCACTACCGGATTTATTCTTGATTTGTAAAGTTCGTCTCTTTCAGCTTGTGATGGGTTGAAATGTAATTTAACCACATCTCTGTAGAATCCTCTGTTTAATCCAGCAGGTGAGAACCAAGCATCATTTGTAAATTCTGCTCTTGCACATACACCAGCAGTGTCTGGGTTAAGTGGCATATTAAAGAACTCGTCATTATATCTATCATATTGACGTTTCCAACCAGAATCAAATACTCCGTATGAGTTTGAATTCCAATCAGAGAAGTAATTCTTTATTTTGTTTGCTGTTGGATTACTGACTGCAACTGTTTCGGATGGAGACATAAATGCCATAGCATCTTTTCTTGCTTTAGCTCCAGCCATTACATATTTACCTACAGTTGTTGAATGTTCACCAGTAATTAATAGGTTTACATCTTCTGTTTCAGCATCTAATAATTTGTCATAAGCAGACATTAGTGAACCGTCTGTGACCGCTGAACCATCATTACCATTTTTAAGAATGGCTTTATATATTGGAGTTCCAGAAGTATCTGATGGTAAATCAGAGTCAAATGTTCTTTTCAATGTAGCAAATGATCCTCTAGCAACACTTGTTATTGTAGCACCAGGTGTGTAGTTAGCACCTCCAGCACCAGTAGCAGTTGTTCCAAAGTTATTTGCAAAGTAAACCCATTCAGAAGCTTCGTTAATCTTATTAACAAAGTAGTTATTAGCATTGTTTCCATCTTTACTGTTAGCAGCTTTTGATAGGAAAGGATATGTTTCTAATACTTCGTGAGTTGTTCCTGATGGTAAGTCATTTAATGTATATACTAATACATGGACTTCATCTCTTAAATCTGAATCATATTCAGCAGCCCATGGAGATGTTCCAGGTTTTGCATCAAAGTAATCTTTTAATTTGACTGAACCAAATATGTTTGTTGTGTTAAAGGTATCTGAATCACAAGCACTATCTACAATAGCTACTCCGATTGAATTACCTAAACTACCAGGGAATCTAGCATAAACTGTTGAAGTTAATCCTGAGACATCTGATGAGAAATCTGTTTCGTTTTGAATATTAGCATCTGAATCGACTGCATTGTCTGAATCACCCATGCTTGCGTTAAGAGCACCTGTTGCGTTAGCTCTTACTATTTTTATTGCATTAGCATAACCTAAGAAGTTAGCAGCTGAGTACCAATCGTCTCTTACGTATCCTGCATTGGTACCTTTACGTGGGTATCCAAAGTTTTCAATTAAATTTTGTTCTGATGAAACTAATGTGACTTCATTAACAGGTCCCCATTCGAAACGACCTGCAAAACCACCAATCGACGTTGCTACCGCCGGTATAATATTAGTAAGGTCTGTTTCTTTTACCTGTACTCCTGGGCTTACTAGAAATGCCATGTATGTGACTCCTTAAGAATTCTTTTATGTTATATTTATATTTTCAACTTCCACCAAGGATGCTTCTATCCTTGATTATTATATCTTATTTATTAAATGCCGAACTTAAAAATCTTTGTCAAAGTTATGATATATCTTATCAAACCATTCAGGTTTTTCACCTTCTTCTATATTAATTGGTGTCCATAAATCACCTTTATTATCTACCTGAGGGTTATATGTGTCATTCTCAGATAACCATCCAACCGGCATATCATCACCTTCTTCAGCAATTTTATCTCTATACATCATCTTTGAAGCATCTAATTCTGTCAATTCTTTCCAATGATCACAACCAGTGGCCCATCCAAATAGAACCATACACATTACTAAATCATCATTTGTTCCTGGTTCTGCAGCAAATATCTGAGTATTCTCACCTTTTCTAACAAATGTTGTTAATTCGACATATATATCATAATCTTCTACAACAACTTTATCACCTTCTATTAATGACTTTATATTAGAACAACCATTTGTTTTTACGGCATGTGATGTTGTGACACCTAGTTTAGAATTAGGACCAGATCCAAGTTGATTACCAGATCTACCACGAGATACAGATTTTAATATATTTTCATATTCTAATTCATGGTGTAGACCATTTAATATCTGACCACCAAGATCATTTGCTTCTACAAGTATATGAGCATCATTAAAATGTTTACCTACATTTGATAAGAACTGTGGTAAAATCATTGGTGAAATTTCGTTAGATCTAAATTTTGCAACTACTTTATAAGGTAATGCTGTAATATCAAATACAATAAATGCTGAGTAATCTAGTCTTATACCTCTTGCAGTATCACACACTAAGATATATTTATGTCCAGGTTTAGGTTCCTCATGATAGTCTATACCTTCCTGTGTTTTTACAGGATCTACATAACTCATTGTTTGTAATTTTGTAGGTGATATTAAAGTATTACTAGAACCAATAAATTGACATTCAAACTCTTGTCTGAACTGATCTTCTGATGTGTTAGCTATTTGTTCTAATTTCCAATCTTCATTTCTACCAGGAACATCCCACCAGTTTATCTCGGTAGGTACAAATTTTGATCTTTTTGATGTTGCTTCTGTCCACATCTTATAGAAATGGTTCATACCTTTTGGTGTAGATACTACAATCATTTTTGTATCAGTACCTGATGAAATTGTAGGATAAACAGATCTAAAGAAATCTTCTGCATCATTTGGTGGTACGAATGCAAACTCATCTAGGAATAATAAAGAGAATGACATACCTCGAGCAGCAGATGCTGATGAAGATGTGGCAACTACTTTACTACCATTCTCTAAAGATATAGATCTTTTATTCCAGGTTAGTACACCTTGTTGCAACCAAAATGGTAAATTCTCATAAGCTAATTGTAGCCTACCTAGTATTTCTTGTGCAAGCTCACCTTTGTTTGCAAGTATACCTACAGTTTTACCTGGATTGAATAATAAGAACCATAAGATATATGCTACACTTGTTGTAGATTTACCACACTGTCTAGGTAATTTTGCTATATTGAATCTGTTTTCATTGAATCTTTTAATCATGTCTCTTTGAAAGTCATATAATGTGAATGGTATTTCACCAAAATCAACTGACATGATTTTCATGTATGTCTCTGCAAAATAAACAGGATCCTCCATACATTTTTTGTATTCTATTAGTTGTTCTTTTGTGTATTCTAGATTTTGGAAACCTGACTTAATATTAGGATTACCAATGTAATGACTTGTACCAACAGGATTTTGAAATAGTTCTGGAGATTCTTCTGGTGTTGGGGATTTTTTTGATACTCTCTGACTCGCAAGAAATTTTAATAGAGCTTTCTTGTTCTCGAAATAGAAATCACCGAATCGTTTCCACCCATCATGTAAATTGGAGTCGTACTCCTTTTGAGCAACATGGTTCATATTACTCTTTTCCTAATAATTCTAGTAAGTCTTTTGTATTTAGCTTTACATTTAGATTATTATTAGTGACCGACTTTTCGTTTTGCGTTGCACCTTTCTGAATCTTTTCCGTACGTATGTGGTGATCCATAAGTTGACCTGCAATATTACCTAAAGTCTGCGCTGTATTAGATGCCACTTCAATTGCTCGCGGGTGCTCTGACTCCTGCGCGAGTTGAACTGCACTATCAAGTACGTCTTGAAGTCTCTCGCTTGCTGCGTACAGGACTTCCCTGGCGTATTCATAGTCATCACTACGATGCTTAACTAATTTAGCAACGCTGTCTTTAGTTTCAACTAATTCGTTTTCTAATTTCTTTTCATTATCCATGTATTATTTATACGATTTTAGGTATAAGTATAGTATGAGGAATGTAGAAGAGTTCTGTTATAGTATACAAGAGTTTGATTATGATCAAAATACTCTGAAAGAATGTATGAATAATATGCCCGCAAGCTTTGAAATGTGGACACCATTTGCTCGTAAACTAGAATCTAAAGAAGATTTATATCCATCAAAACAAAAAGAAATTGAAGACCCAATGATGAAAATGTTGGGAATGATAAATGGAAAACCTATATTTCCTGGACTTGAAGGTTATTATGAAATGAAATGTCCAGAGTTTTTAGATGATCCTTATATAAAGAGTTTAAAAGATAGAATTAATTTACCAATTGAAGCTCATAACTGTGCATTCGTAAAGATTCCGGCAGGTTTTAATTTAAGACCTCATAAAGATATTAATCGTAAATGTGCAATTCATTTTCCATTTAACTTTGATGATGCACCAACACTATTCTTCGAAGATAGAAAAGACACCCAACCAAAGTATGCTCACGTTCACAGCTGTCCAGCTATATTAAATATTTTAGAGGTTCATGGCGTAGATAATACAGATCAACCCGATCGGTATTGTTTACAATTTAGCTTATATGAACCATATAATAAAGTAGTAGATATGGTCAAGGACGGTACATTTT